GGCCTGGTATCCCGTGGTGGCTGCGTTGGCCTCGTTGCCCGTGGTGGCTGCGTTGGCCTCGTCGCCCGTGGTGGATGCGTGTGCCCGGTAGCCCGTGGTGGCTGCGTGCGCCAAGTCGCCCGTGGTGGATGCGTTGGCCTGGTAGGTGTCAGTCATATGTGCCTCTTGAGTTGGAAATAAAAAAGCCCCCGGTTTTGAGTCAGGGGGCGAAAAGCTGCTTTCGCAGCTCAGGGAGTTAGGGTTGATGGTGGCGGGTGCTGATCTCCAGCTTTGTGGCGATAGGCGTTCGTCCGACGCCTCGTTTTACCCTCCTGCCCCGCCTGAGCGACACAGGTTCTGCTGCGGACACTGACAAGCAGGAGTCTCGATCACACGATTCGCGCATCAGCCTGCGAATTCACCATCACATCAGCGGGCCGATGACCTTGGGCCTAGGTTCCCTTGGTCCGCTCGACTGGCGTTTCCGCTGATGTGATGCCCCTCGTTTGAAGGGCTACGCGCAACGTCCAAGCAAGACCCCCTGCCGTGTTGCGCTGTTGGCTTCTCCCGCTTTGCAGCGGCTCCAACTGATTCCCGATGTGTTGCGGCCTCGGCTACCTCCACCCCTTGCCCGATGCCGCCATGTGGGTCAGGCGGTGCAGAACTTATCTGCGGCATGGGTTGCACTGTAACACCTTTTTAAAACTGTGTGCAACATTTTTTTGATTGAAAGCAAAAAAATTTTACAGGCATGGCAACACACTAGATAAAATCGGCGCATGACAAAAACTGAAGCTATCAATCTTTTGGGCGGAACACCACTCAAAGCCGCTAAGGCACTTGGTTTCCGCAGTGTTCAAGCAATCTACGTCTGGCCAGATGACCTCAGCGTATCACAGTCTGACAGAGTGCGTGGTGCTGTTCAACGACTCAAAGAACAGAAAAAACGCACACGGTCGGATGCTGAAAAATGACCCTGCAAGCCCCATTCCCCTACTTTGGAGGGAAAAGCAAAGCTGCTGAAACGGTGTGGCAAGCATTCGGCGTGGTGGACAACTACGTGGAGCCATTCGCTGGCAGCGCCGCCATGCTCTTGGGTGCGCCCGACGGCGAACGGGTGGAAACCATCAACGACGCAGACGGCTTCGTGGCCAACTTCTGGCGTGCCATTTCCTACGACCCCGCCGCTGTAGCCCACCATGCCGACTGGCCCTGCAACGAGATTGATCTTTTTGCCCGCCACGGCATAACAGCACTGTTTCTTGATCCGCCCTACACCAAGGGAAATATGGACTACGCCGCAGGCGGCGTGGGCACCACATTGCCGATGGAGGTACAGGCGTGGTGCGCAGACAACGGGCAAAACCCCGCGCTGCGCATTGTGCTCTGTGGCCATGCAGGCGAACACGATGCCCTGCTGCAACACGGCTGGCATACCCGCACCTGGACGGCCCTAAGCGGGTATGCCCGTAGTGAAGATGCGGTGGAAAACTACCAAAGCGAGACACTGTGGTGTAGCCCACACTGTTTACCAGAAAAAGGTGTGCAAGTTGGTGGATTGTTCGACTAGAATCAAACGGCGCCGTGATAAGCGCATAGGCGGTATAGAAGCAAGTCCTCATTGGGGGCGGTCTTAGATACCGAACACACAACCTGCAACGGGTTGGGTACCGCCCGGAATTATCACTCTAGGGCTGCCCACCAATGAGGATTTATGAACTACTACAAATTCAACATAGGCGACTACGCAGCAGCGACGCGCCACCTGACGATGTTGGAGCATGGTGCTTACCGCCTGCTACTTGATTTTTACTACACATCAGAAAGCCTTTTGCCAGCAGACCTGAAAGTTGTTGCGCGCAAAGCTGGTGCTCGAAGCAAAGAGGAAGTACAGGCCGTTGAGACTGTGGTTAAGGAGTTTTTTACGTTGACAGAAAATGGCTGGTCACACACACGATGTGATGCAGAAATCAGGATTTTTCAGTCAAAAATAGAAACCAACAGGGTTGTTGGTAGGCTTGGCGGTAGGCCAAAAAAAGAAACCCATACGGTTTCTGAAAATAACCCAGAAATAACCCATACGGTTTCTGAAAATAACCCAGAAATAACCCTAACCAATAACCATAAACCAATAACCAATACCCCCAAACCCCCAGCGAAAACGCTTGGGGCTAATGAACGGTTCGAGCGGTTCTGGCTGGCTTACCCGAGGAAGGTTGGCAAGGATGCGGCTAGGAGGGCTTTTGACAAACGAAAGCCAGATGATGAACTTTTGTCGAGGATGCTGGCCAAAGTTCGGGAACAGGCCGGGAGTGTTGACTGGATCAAGGACGGGGGTCAGTTCGTGCCACACCCTGCAACATGGATCAACCAAGGCCGATGGCAAGACGAAGGCGGGGTGGATGCGGACACGATGCCAGAGTGGATGTACGGGGCCATTGGGATGCAAAAGAGGCCGCAGAATGCAAGCTACCAGCCGGAGCCGACACCGGAATGGATGCGGGGTGCGGTATGACTGGGCACGAGCCAATCATCGCAATGCGCAATGGTGGCAAGCGACCATCGTTTGTGTTCCTGAACGACTACCCTTGCGAAACCGACTGGCATGGACATGGCGAGCACGCCACGGTCTGCACCGCTGGAGATGTTGTGCAGTTGCTGGACCTGCGGTTTTTGGTTGGGCTGAGGGTCAGCATTTCTTCGCAAAGCGAAGTTCGCGCAATGGCCTTGTTCGAACAATGCAAGGCCGCTGGTGCTGAATGCGTGGGTGCGGCTCACATTGACCCGACACGCAAACCATGGGATCAATCCGGTTGGGCAAGCGTTTGGCACAAGTCCAAGGAGGTGATTTGTGGCAGAAATTTTTGACGACGAAATCGACTTCAGTGCATACCTGCGGGAAACAGACGCGAATGCGAAAGTCAAGCCAGCACGTGCATACACGCAGCATCTTAAGGACCGCTTGCGCGGTCGCAAGAACCAGCGGTTTGTGTACCTGCCGTGGTTCTCAAAAACACGCGACAGCTTCGATTTTCGTCCGGGCGAGGTGACGGTATGGGCTGGTCAGAACGGGCACGGTAAAAGCCTTGTGACCGGGCAGGTGGCACTATCGCTGATGAGCCAGGGAGAGCGTGTGTGTATGGCATCTTTCGAGATGCGCCCGGTGGTTACATTGCAGCGAATGTCCCGGATGTTTGTTGGTACAAACCCGTTTGCGCCTGAGTATCAAAACGATAGCGGATATGCTGAGATTGAAAAGCTCTACAACGACTTTAGCGACTGGACCGACACCCGGCTTTGGCTGTACGACCAAACAGGAACAACGGAAACCAGCAAAGTTGTCGGCATGGCCCGCTACTGTGGAAAAGAGTTGAAGATCAACCATATTTTCATTGACAACCTGGCCAAGTGCGTGCGTGCAGAGGATGACTACAACGCGCAAAAAGCGTTTGTCGATGAAATGATGGCGATTGCCAAAGACTATGGTTGCCACATCCATATCGTTCACCACCTCAAGAAGCCCCCAAAAGAGGCAGACCGCCCTGACAAGTCGGACGTGAAGGGTTCAGGTGCAATCGTTGACCAGCCAGATAACCTGTTTCTCGTTTGGCGCAACAAAGCCAAAGAAGATGCCAGGAAGGTGGGAAGCGAGGCGAAAAAAGACGAACCAGATCAGTTCCTGATGTGTCGCAAACAGCGGAACTACGAGGGCAACGGTGAGGGTGAGCCAACGGTCGCGCTGTGGTTTCACCGGGATTCAAGCCAGTTTTTAGAGGGACCATCCGCACCGCTGCACGACTTTACAACCTACCCACACAGCTATTCGGAGTATTGATGGAATGGGAGCAACAAATCGAAAAAACGGCACGGCACTACGCCGAACTTTCCCAACAACCGGGATGGTTCCAGTATTGCAAACACACGATCATCCAAATGGAAGCGATGGAAAGCAGCCCGTGGGCGGGACTGCGGAAACGGTGGGGCGCGTTTCTGACAGAGGCGGGGTTCAAAATTCCACCGAACGAAAAAAACGAGTTGTTGCCGTAAAGCCAAAAAATTGCAAGGCATGCAAAACCCTGTTTGTCCCACAAAGGCCCCTACAAACCGTTTGTTGCCCGGAGTGTGGTCTTACCATTGCCACAAAGAAAAGAAAGCGCCAGGACGCGATTCAGGCCATTGCTGAGTCAAAAAAGGCGAAAGCAAAGCGCGAAGCACTTAAAACTCGGTCAGATTGGATAAAAGATGCACAAGCAGCTATCAACCGCTGGGTTAGGCTCCGAGACGTGTCCAAGGGCTGTATCTCTTGCGGGTGCCCCGTGGTCAAAGGTGCTACAGGTGGTCATGGAGATGCAGGACACTTTCGGAGCCGTGGAAGTGCGCCTCATCTCAGGTTCGATGAACGAAACATCCATCTGCAATGCAAAAGATGCAACAGATATCTGTCAGGCAACATTGCAAATTACCGCATTGGACTTATCGAACGAATCGGATTGAAGGCTGTCGAGGCGTTGGAAAGCGATCAAGAGAAACGTGACCACTCCATCGAGGCGCTTAAAATGATCATAGACACATACCGGGCAAAAGCCAAAGAGCTTGAACGGGCATGCGCTGCGTGATATGCAGCAGGCCATTGATCAGGCAGGCCGCACCTGGGTTGATGATCGGTCCGGTGTGTGCTGCAAAGCGTGGTTTGTTGCCAGAGCCAAAAGTTCGCATCAAGCGGTTTGTTGTTATTTTGCCCACTGGGCGCAAGAAAATGGATTCACAAACCCTTGACCTTTTCGAGCAACCACATGTTTGAAAAAAGGATGTTCACACTTTGGAATGCGCAGCAGGGACATCAGGCAATGACACATGCTTGGGCGGAATACATCAAGCCCATGCTCATTGCTGGCCACCGAATGACGTTGGAGGTCAAGCCAGAAAAGCGCACAACGCCTCAGAACGCCAGACTGCATGCAATGCTCACAAACTTGTCAAAGCATGCAGAATGGCACGGTCAGAAGTTGCCAATGGAAGTCTGGAAACGGCTTTGCATGGCAGCCTGGATGCGTGAAGAACGCCAGTCTCCACAATTGATACCCTCCCTTGATGGGCATGGGGTTGATATTGTTTATGAGCACACCAGCAAGCTGTCAAAAGACCAATGCGGCAGGCTTATGGAGTGGATTGAAGCATTCGCAGCTGAGCGCGGCATTCTGCTTGGGGTTGATATGGAAACAGGTGAAATTCTTTGATCGATTACAACAAAATCGAACCAGTTCACAGTGTCATTCACCAGCGTTTGATCAATTGGGCACGCTGGGTTCGGGTTACGCCTCAATCAGTTGTCAGCCCAATGTTTCGGATGTATCAGTCAAAGTCACGCCAGTGGCATGCACCTGAAATCCGGGAAACGGTTGACTTGATCGACGCGCAACACATCGAGAAAACCATGCGTCACATACCCCACAATCAAAGACAGGCATTGATGTGGTTCTATGTTTACCCAACACTTTCACCAGCAAAAGTGAGGGGCTTGTTGTCTTTGACGCACAAAGACTTGGCAGACCTGCTTCGCACAGGCCGCCAGATGGTTCTCAATCTGGCTGAGACTGCTTAGAACCGCTTGGATGCTTCCAGAATTTTCTGGCAGTTCACACCAAGCATCGTGCCGCGTGATTGTGCAATGATGCACTCACGATATTGATTTTCCAAGTCACTCTTGAAATTGTGAGGAGCTGGTTCTGCGAAAGAACCAAGAATCATCAGGAAAACAAAAAATCCGACAACAATTCCAACAGACCAAGCAGCAAACTTAAGCATAAAATTCTCCAAAAAATCCCATCACAGGGGGTTAAATTTTGATCCAAAAAATCCCACGGGGGGGGTCAACGTTGAGAATCATTCACTGAAGCAGACTGTCTGCGCGCGTAGGGCTTGAAAATCCGCCCAATGCTGGCGCATCGCGGGTGTGTCGGCCAGGCGTTGCGCGTCAATCCACGAGGCATAGGCCGCGTGGTCAAACCACACCACCCGGGTGGGCACATTGTCAAGCGACAGGCCCTGCAGGGCTTGAGCCACCGCTGCTCCGTGGGTGTCGGCTGTAAATCCTGCTGCCGCTTCGGTGTGGTGCATGTGCTCGGTTTCCCGGTAGCGCATCAAAACCACGGGTGCCGGTGGTGTGGCCTGTCCAATTTGTAGGTGGTGCGGCTCGCCATCTGGCCCCCATGCGGTCTCGGAAAAGCCCGGTGTTCCGTGGTGCGTGCGCCTTGCCTGCATGCGCAAACGGTGGGCAGCCGTGGCCACACGTTGCGCGGCCTTGGCGGCTACATGTGCCACATCATCGGGCACGCCTGCCCGCCCGTTTTCCCAATGCTTGATTGTTCGGGCTTGCACGCCCACAAGTTGCGCCAGTGCCTCGCGGCTTAGCCCTGCGCCCTCGCGCATGCTTTGCAGCTCTGCGCCAGTCAGGTGGAGTGATTTGTTTGTGGTGTGATGTGGTTTGTTGATCGGTTCGGGTGTGGGTGTCATTGGGTGGCCTTGCGTGCGTTGATGCGTAGCGCCAAAATTTCCGCCTCGCTGGGTGGTGCGCCTGCGCCGTCATAAATCACGGCGTAGTCTTTGGCCGCCAGGCATTGGCCGCCCCAGTCGGCTGGGTTGCCTGCGCGCATGTTCAGCACATCGCGAGGGGTGTCGCCCGTCCATGTGAAGTGGCGCACGTGGCCCCAGGCCTCGCAGGCAAAGTAATTGCCACGGGTTGCCACTTTGTTGACGGCGTAAAAATGTCGGCGTGTTGCGTCGGTGGTGGTGGTCATGGTGTTTGCTCCATTGGTTTGATGCTTATGCGTGCATTTTGAAAAGCACTTATGGCTGCATGGACTTTTTCTGCTTGTAGCGGCTCCACACTCCAGGTCGATAAAGCGTAATAGTCGCCGGATTCGCCCATTACAAGCCTGTCTATCAGATGGTCATGTAGGATTAGCGGATCAACAATCGGACCCGATCGCGTGATTGTCCCCAGTAGTAACAAACCGCTGGGCATGCGTTCGGGCTTATCAAGCAGCTCCACGGTAAAACGATTAGGGTTATTTTTTGAAATTTGGGGCAAATAGGGTGCATGCCGTGTTTTGTTTTCTGTTGAGGGTGTTTCAGCGTCATCCATGCGTGCCATGGCCTGCAGCGTGCGCATGCGTTCGCTGCCCGTCTCAAACTCCAGGTGCACCGGGTTACCCGAACGACCTGTGTACGTCATTCCTGGCATGCCTGCGGGTGTAGTGTGGAAAGTGGCGCACCATCTCCCTGACTTGCCCGTGATGCGTTGCCCGATGCCGCCTCTGTGGCCGGGGTTTTGTGGTGTGGCGTGTTCAGCGCGTGGTGTGGATGCCGTGTTTGCCAAATCGGCGCATGCCTGGGCCATTTCTTCTACCTCGGCAAGTTCTGGCACGTCGGGCACCACATCGGCAAGGCTGGTCAGCTCTGACAATGTGGCGCTTTCTCGCGCCGCGTCAATCGCTGCTGTAGCTGCTGCCTGGGCCACCACATCGGCCACCACATCGGCCACGGGTGCAACATCGTGCGCAGGTTGCTTGATGTCCCTGATCAAAACCGCGTAGCGTGTTCGGGTGTCGGCGTATGGGCTTAACCCTGTCAGCCCTCCGTCGTTGTAGCGAAAAGGCAGGATTGTCGCGCCTGCGGCCTTCCATTCCGGCGCTCTGCGAATCGCGGTTTTCGCTGATGCGATTGATGCATAACCCGGCACACTTAACCCGCCACCAACAACAATCCATCCAGGGCCAGCCCTCGGGTCATCGTACAAACGAATCCGGTCTGCAAGCGAAGGGGCAACTTCGGCAAGGGGTGCAACATCGGCCACCACGTCGGCCACGGGTGCCATGGCGTTTGACTGTGCTACCGTTGTGTAATTGCTTGATGTTTCCATTTCAAAACTCCTAAAGTGTCCAGGCGCAACGCCTAGCAATGGTTCCCGGTGCCTCCGGGTGCGGTTTTGTGCTGAATGCACTGGCAAACCCTGCGCGCAGGGCTTGGCGGTGTGGTCAGTTTGCTTCGATTATGTTTTTCCGACTTGCTTCAAAAGCTCCACCTTTCGTGTCCATGACCACTGAGTGAGCAGCCACTAGTTCCAGTCCGGCTCTGTGTGCCAGACGTTGGAGAGCCTGGACGCTCCAGTGGCCGGGCCGATGCCCGGACACAATTAGACCGGCGATTTTGTCGCCCTCAAAATTGGGTTTGTGTGGACCGTGCACGGCTGCGGTAAAGAATGTTGTTCTCATTTTTTCTCCTAAAGTTTCCAGGCGCAACGCCTGGCAAACCCGGTGCCTCCGGGTCGGGTGATTATTCGGATGCTGGCCACCAGCCCACGTGTCGGAAAACTGCCGTTTTCCTCACGCTGCCATCCGCTTGCACTGTTTCCACGCTTTCACGCGTGGAAAATGCGTAAAGTGGCTTGATGCCTACAGCCCTGAGTGCGGCCTCCAGCGGCCCCATCATGGCTGGGGCACCCCCGATCATCGCGTGCGTTGGGTGGGGGTCATCCCCCTCGTCCCCGCCAAGCCCGTTCTGACAGGCCAACTCTGCGATATTTTCGCATCGCTCGATTATTTCATGCCATGTTGGCAGTGTGTTGACTGTCAGCAAGACAGTCAGGCGCTCACGCGCCTCGGCTGGTAGGTCTACAACTCCATGAGCGATTTGCTCGTGGGTTGCCGTGTGCTGTGTAAGGTTGAGAATCATTGAAACTCCTTTTTAATCAGCCAGCAGCCCCAAGATTGAGGCTACTTCATCGGCCAGTGCGACATCGCACTGGTATTTAAGATGGAGGTTCAGAGCTTTTCGCTCAAGCTCCACCATCCCGGCCACTTTGCAGTAGCCGATCTTGGAGATTTCCCCCTTGCGGGTAAGGAAAAGGCTTTGTAACTTCGCATCAACTGCGCATCCCTCTTCCTGTAGGGTGCGCAGAGCGGCGTTGATGCGCCGCACTGCGTTCGGCTTTTCAGCCTCCCGCCGATATTGCTCCGAAATGTAAGCGTTCCGCTCTGCGGATTCTTTCAGCCGCTGCGCCTCAGCGGCCTTTACCTCTGCGGCATACCGGGCTTGTCTTTCCCGGTATGCCTCCAGGGACAGGCAGAGGCGGCGTGCCTCCGCCTCCTCATCGGACTCAAACACCGTCCAGGTGCTTGAGCCGAACGAGTCTGATACGAATGCCATTTTCAAAACTCCTAAAGTTTCCAGGCGCTGCGCCTGAAGCTCCCGGTTCCGCCTGGTCGGTGGGCTGCTGTATCTGCTTCCCATGTTGCAAATTATATTACAACTGGATGGGCACTAAAAGCATATTTTTGAGAAAACTTTTCTATCACTATTGCAAGTTGATAAACTTTAGCTATACTCCAACTTATGTCTGGGCGCATACGCATAGTGGGCAACGTTAACGGGGTGAGCCTGCCTGCGCAACGGATGCGAGGAGGCAAGTGGCAAAAAATGCGCCACGCGGTTTTGAGAATGTCCCCGTTATGCGCTTTATGTGCTAAGAACGGAAAAACTACCCGCGCCACCGAGATCGACCACATTCTGCCGCTTCATAAAGGCGGTGGACACCAGCTTGAAAACCTGCAGCCCCTGTGCTCTGACTGTCACGCTGATAAAACCCGTGCAGATTGTGGGTACAAACCCCGGCACGGCGTTGGGCTTGATGGGTGGCCGCTTTAATCGCTTCGTGTGGCTTTGGTCACGGTGGAGTGACAAAACCATTCGTGCCGTGAGAAAACCCGCTCAATCGCAGTCTATGGCTTGCGTTGGGCACCGGGGGGTAGGTCGAAGTGTGGGGGTGCTCGGGTTGAACCCGGCTGTACTCCCTTAATTCATTGCCAACTGCAAAAATCGAGGCCAAAAACGATGGCGAGACCAAAAAAGGCACCAGCAACGACGGCGGCAAGTGCTGTGAAGGCGATGCTTGCTGCTGCCACGCCATTGCCTGACGTGCCAAAGCATGTCAAGCTGCGTGAAGGTGATGTGGCGTTTTGGGAAGACATTGTGCGCGCGCGGAGCCGTGATGAGTGGACGGCGGCGACGCTCATTGTTGCTGCACAACTGGCACGTTGTCAAGCCGATATTGAGACTGAATCGCGACATCTTGACGCTGAAGGCTCAGTGATTGAGAACCAACGGGGAACACCTGTTATGAATCCGCGCCATACGGTGCTTGAACAGTTGTCGCGTCGCGAGTTGGCATTGATGCGCTCCTTGCAGATCACGGCAGCGGCCACCGAGGGACGCAAGGCTGATGTGGACAAAGCTCGCAGCATCCAGGCACAGGCTGAGAAGGCCCGAGCCTCACTGGCTGATGAGGACTTGTTGGCGATATGACCCGTGGCGAACGGGTAATTGCCTTCATTGAACGATACTGCAAAGCCCCAGAGGGAGAGCACGTCGGTAAGCCAATACACCTGGAGGCTTTCCAACGTGATTTTATTCGGCAGGTCTACGACAACCCAAAGGGCACACGCAGGGCAATCCTATCGGTAGGCCGTAAGAACGGCAAAACCGCGCTGATTGCAGGCATTTTGCTTGCCCACATCTGTGGTCCCGAGGCTGTTCTTAATACACAGATTGTTTCTGGCGCGTTGTCACGCGAACAGGCTGCCGTGGTGTTCAACTTGGCCTGCAAGATGATTCAGCTTTCGCCTGAAATGGTGAAAATCACGCGCATCGTCCCGTCCAGCAAGCGCATCATTGGGTTGACACGCAACGTCGAGTTCAGGGCACTGTCAGCCGATGGCAGAACGGCACACGGTTTGTCGCCAGTCCTGGCCATTCTGGACGAAACCGGGCAGGTTCGAGGGCCTCAGTCAGACTTCATTGATGCAATCATCACGGCACAGGGCGCACACAAAAACCCCTTGCAAATGATCATCAGCACTCAGGCACCGAACGATGCCGACCTGCTGTCAATCTGGATTGATGACGCGCTGAGTTCCAAAGACCCGCACATTGTTTGCCACGTCTACACCGCAGACAAGGATTGTGAACTGACCGACCCTGCCGCATGGGCCGCATCAAACCCGGCTATCGGAAAGTTCCGGTCAATGAAAGACGTGGAGGAACAGGCAAAGCAGGCAATCAGAATGCCCTCTGCCGAGGCGACATTCCGCAATCTGGTTTTGAACCAACGTGTTGAGACAATCAGCCCGTTCATCAGCCGGGGAGTGTGGTTGGTCAACAGCCGGGAAATTGACGAATCGGCGTTCTACACAGAACCCGTGTATGTCGGTCTTGACCTGTCAGCAAAAACAGACTTGACCGCCATGGTCATGGTTGCATTCAAAGATGGCCGCTGGAATGTCCGAACAACCGTCTGGACCCCTGAAAAGGGATTGAGAGACCGTTCAAAGCGCGACCGGGCACCCTATGACGTGTGGCATCAGCAGGGCTTGATCAGGGCAGTTCCTGGTGCATCCATCGATTATGAGATGGTGGCCAAAGACATTGCTGAGACTCTGGCCGAGTGCAATGTACAAGCAGTTGCATTCGACCGCTGGCGCTTCGACCTGCTAAAAAAGGAATTTGAGAAACTCGGGCTTGACCTGCCCCTATTGCCATTCGGTCAAGGCTTCAAAGACATGGCCCCCGCGCTGGACATTCTTGAAACCGCGTTGCTTAACGAACAAATGGCCCACGGAGCAAACCCCGTTTTGACCATGTGTATGGCCAACAGCAGGGTAGAGAAAGATGCCGCTGGCAACCGCAAGTTGAACAAGGCCAAGGCCACAGGCCGCATTGACGCAGCCGTCGCTTTGGCAATGGCCATGGGTGTCACACCCCAGCAAACAGAACAATCAGCCCCCGCTGAGATTTTCTTCATATGAGCAAACTTACCCACTTCGCCTCAAGACTGTTTGGTGTCGGTGGGAAAAGTGCGCCTGAACCATCCAACATGGCATCAGGCATGACGGCTGCGGAATTGCATACGGTTCTTTACGGAGACACAAATGCAGTTTCCGTCAGTGAAAAAACCGCCATGCAAGCCTCTGCCGTTTATGCAAGCGTGGGTTTGATCGGTGGTGCTGTCGCATCCCTGCCCCTGCACATCTACAAACGCACCGCCGATGGACGCGAACGTTATGACAGTGACCTGTGGTGGCTGTTCAACGAATCACCATCCGCTGAGTGGACGGCTGCAAGCGCATGGCAATTCACCATGCAAAGCATCCTACTCAAGGGTGATTCTTTTTGGATGATTGAGCGGCAGGGACCCAAAGTCATTGGTTTGAAACCATTTCATCCAGATATGGTTCAAGTCCGCGAAATAGAGGAAACCGATCAACGGTATTACATCTTTAGCGACGATGGCAAACAGGTTGCAAAGTATGCCGACGATGTGTTGCACTTCACCGGAATCGGGTTCAATGGTGAACGATCATTAACCCCCGTCAAGGCTGCTTTGGGGTATGCCGCTGGCACGGCAATGGCGGCGGAAGCCTACGCCAACACATTTTTCAAGGGTGGCGCACGGCCAGACCACGCCATTGAAGTGCCAGCAGAGGCCAAAGTAACACAGGAACAGTTCGACAGGCTCAAACAGTCCTGGGGCAAACAGCGCAGTTTGTACGCTGATCAAGGAAGCACGCCAGTTTTGACCGGAGGCATGAAAGTCGTGCCACTGTCTATGAACTTGGAGGATGCCCAGCTTCTTGAATCGCGCCAATACGGCACAGAGGAAATTGCCCGCATCTTTGGTGTTCCACCCCACATGATCGGCAAAACCGATGCCTCTACAAGCTGGGGCAGCGGCATCGAGCAAATGTCAATCGGCTTTGTGCGCTACACACTGCGCCGCCACCTTGACATGATTCAGCAAGAAATCAACCGCAAGCTGTGGCCCAGGAGCCGCCTGTTCTTTGCTGAGTTCAACACAGACGCATTGTTAGAGGGCGATTCAAAGTCACAGGCCGAATACTTCGCCAACGCATTGGGTGGCCCTGGTTCACAGGGCTGGATGACCATCAACGAGGTGCGCAAGTTGAAAAACCTGCCGCCCTTGCCAGACGGCGACCAAATCATCATCTCCGGTGCTGCACCGCAGCAAAACCCGGCGCAGCAACAGGCCATAGCCGAGGTGCAGCGCGAAATTCGCGCAATGTCTCAAAAGCCAGCAGAGCCAACCGCTGTCAACGTGCACATTCAAACCGAGCAAATCACTACAGCAATGGAAGCAACAATGTCGCGTACAGCAAGCGATATAAGCGAAATTGCCAAATCAACCCTTAGCCAAATCCGTGAGGACATTCAAAACATGCCCATCGTCATCCCGTCGCCCACTGTGAACGTGGCCGCGCCCGTTGTGCATGTTGATGTCCCCAAGCCTGATGCCGCACAGGTGCACATTGCACCTCAGGTTATCAATGTGGCCCCGACCCCGGTTGAAGTCCACTTGCCAGCACGTCGCACAGATACCGAGATTGAGCGCGACAAAAACGGAAACATCGTCCGAGCCACTCAAGTAGAGAAGGACATTTGAGATATGGCATGGTCCTATAGCGCAGGCGTACTGACAAGCACAGGTGCAACGGAAGCCAGTCCTGATTCAGTGTTGGCTGGAATCGCAATTGTCCAGGCAGCTGATTCGACAAAAGGCTACAGAAACGGTCTTGTTGCATGGCTAAATGATGTGCAGATTGCACACGCAGGGTCATGGATTATTTTTGACAAAGACTCAACAGTTGACCTTCGCGGGTCGTCGTTTATTGTTGCCGCTGGAGGCAGCGTCATTCACGACTCTAGATCAACGCTGCTTCTATCAACGTCAACACTCCGTTTTAACGGTTTTACATCGGGGTCTTTAATTTGCAGACGTGAGTTTGCAAACGACCCAAACCCAAGAATCATTAAAAGAGAATCTGCGCGGAATGACTACCCGTCTCACGAAGGGTACGCGGGCGCAATCATTGATATTGCAGGGCTGGATATTTACGACGCAGCCACTGCCGACTCATTTTGCAGAATGTATTATGGTGCTGGCGCAACTGTGCGAAAACTGCAAAACGTGCGGTTATTTACAAACGTTCGTGTCAATCCGCAGTTTTATCTATCAACTTACAACGATTTTTATTTTCAGATTCTCGCGCTTGAACATGCATCCGCAGGTGCTGTCTCTACCTTCAACCGCCCAACGTATTACCGGGCTTCGCCAGTTGCATTTACGGGCGCGATAAGGAGTGGCGACATAACCCTGAACAACCCGACATTTTTGTCGAGTTGCTGGAATGGGCAGATAAACTTCAATAGCGTTGCAGCTGCAACAAAGTTGAGTATTCAATACTCGCTGACAAACACATTCAAAATCGGCTTAACTGCACTGCAAAATGTCAACGTGCGGTTAACTCGGGCAATTCAGTCTCAGTTGAACTCGCCCAGCTGGTCGCCACCTGCAAACGGCACCATCACCGCAACAACTGATTCGGCGGGAAAGTATGCATCCGTCTATCTTTTGGACGCATATCACGAGGGGGCGACTGCCAACACAATAGAGCGTTACAACTGGACGGCAAAGGCACGAGGATACGACTACCGAACCCCAGGGGAGACATATTTCACCAATCGGGTTATGTACGCGGGTGATGTGAACCTTTCTCAGGGATACAGCGAAGAAGTGCAAATGCTCGCAGTTTCTGGGCTGACATTGACCAAATCCGAAGCTGCTGCGCTCACGGGAATCGCGTTTGTTGCAAGCGGTTCCACAAGTGGCACTGTCACAATTTCCACAAATCACACAGCATCAAACGTGTGGGCAGCTTATCGCAACTGGATAAGCCAGATTGCGAATTTTGGCAGTAATGATTCATGGGTTTTGTCAGGGGCTGAGTTAAATCTAGGCGCATGGAATGTGGTGATCAACAACGCAGCCTTCACTGGCGATATGACCACCACGGGTGTCATCACGCTTGCAAACGGCGCGACCTTCAATGGCACGCGCACGGATGCAAATGGCACGGTGGCACCACCCAAGACCGTCAGCATTACAGGCATCACGGCTGGCTCGCGTATCCAGATTTACAACGTCACCACGGACACGGAAATCGTCAACACCGTCGTTGCGGGCACGAGTTACAGTACCACGTACACCGAAGGCGCAGGCTACACCACGGGCGACACGGTGCGAGTGCGCTTAGCCTATGCTGCATCGTCGGTTGCAAAGCTCCCATACACAGCCCAGGCCATTGCTGGCGCTTCGGGGTGGGCAATTTTCGCCAGTCAGCAAAGCGATGATGTTTACGCATCTTTTGGCATCGACGGGGCAACCGTTACGGAATACGTCGCTGACTTCCCGAACGTGCAGATCGACATCAACGACGCAGACGGTTCAACGCGGGTAGATCGGCTTTACGCCTGGTTTGTCTACACCCAAGCCAGCAATGCCGACGGCATCCGCCACTGGTTTGGCGGCATCGTGCCCGAGGATGAGGCCAACTTCAAAATTGTCACGTCCGTTCTAAATCTGAAAATCGACAATGCCAGCGCGACGGGTGTGACGTTTGTCGATGGCCGTCGCCTGTACCGGGATGACGGTGCTTCGCCATTGGTAAACAGTACCACGGGCGGGGGCAGCATCACGATGTTCGCAGGCAAGGTTTACACAAGTGTCGTTTCTACGGCATCCCCTGTCATCACAGGCGACATTTCCACCGTGCTGGCCGCAGTGGGCACGCCCATGCAAGCATCAAGCTACGTATCGCCACCCACAACCACGGCTATCGCGACATCTGTACGCGCCGAGGTTCAGGACGAGCTGACAAAGATCGAGGAGCTGCATGCTATTGCAGGTCTTGATCCAGCGAGTCCAATGACAGTTACGAAGACAAGCCGAGGTGCTGGGTCAATCTCACTTGTGATCACTGGCGACGGCGTTAACACCACCACGGTCACGCGCACATGACATTACTTGTAGCGAGCGATGGTTACTTGGGCGGATCCACGCTCTCTGTAGCCACCTCTGGATACATTGGTGGCATCTCATACCCCGCTGAAACACTTTACTCTGGCGGGGGAGATTTCCGAATCTACCCGCGACAAATCAAGAAAGAAAACGACGAGGCGTTTTTCCTCGCTGTCCTACTGTAAGGGCCACACATGAACCCATATATTCAACTGCTGGCCTCCAACAAAGGCAAGGGCCAGTTCAAGGCCGAAAAATCGGCTACCGAGGCAACCATCTATCTGTACGACGCAATTGTCAGCAGCGACACAGAGGCTGAATGGTATGGCGGTGTGGCCCCCAAGGCGTTTATCAATGAACTCAAAGCCATTGACGCGCCTGTCATCAACTTGCGCATCAACAGCCCAGGCGGTTCGGTGTTTGCAGCAAGGGCCATGGAACAAGCCATGCGCGACCACAAAGCCAAGATCATTGCCCATGTGGACGGGTACAGCGCCAGTGCTGCATCGTTCCTGATGATGGCCGCTGATGAAATTGTCATGGCCCAGGGTGGCATGGTGATGATTCACAAAGCCTGGACAATGGCCTACGGAAACGCAAACGATTTGCGGTCACAGGCCGACTTGCTTGAAAAAATTGACGGCACACTGGTTGAAACGTATGCAAACAGGTCAAACCAAAGCGCCGAACAGATTGCACAGTGGATGGCCGGAGAAACGTGGTTCACCGCTGACGAAGCAATCGCAGCCGGGTTTGCTGACCGCAAAGCAGAAACGGGCGTGAAGGCTGAGACCGATTGGGATTTGAGTGCTTACGCCAACGTTCCAAAGCAGCCCGAACAGGAAACACCACCACCCGCAAAACCCAAATTTGACAAGGACGCAGCCCTTAGACGGCTGGAAGTCCGCACCCGAATCTGATCGCTCCCGCGACGGATAGGCCCGCCATTTGGCGGGCTTTTTTCTTTGTACCTTCTGAAAGGACTTTCCCCCATGCAAAGCATCCAAGCATTGCGGGAGCAACACGCCTCCCTCGCATTTCAAACCCGTGAACTCGTTGAAAAGCACAACGGTGACTGGACTGGCGACCACCAAGCCAAATACGAAGCCTCTCTGTCCGACCTCGACAAGGTGAAAGCCCAAATCGACCGCGCTGAGAAAGCTCTCGAATTGGCTGTTGACAAGGCTGTCGAAAACAAGGCATCCGAAACCGTTGAGCGCAAAGTGCGCGACGCTGGCCGCGAACTGTTCACCAAGTACCTGCGTGGCGGTGACAAGGCGCTGACCGCTCAGGATTGGGCCGACATTCGAGCAACCATGTCCACAACCACGACCACTGAGGGCGGTCATACCGTGCCCGTGGACGTTGCTTCCAGCATCAGCGAAGTTCTTAAAGCCTATGGCGGTGTCCGATCTGTTGCCAACGTCATCAGCTCCAGCATGGGCAACGACATCAACTTCCCCACATCTGACGGCACGTCGGAAACGGGTGAACTGATCGGCCAGAACACCACTGCAACTGCTGCTGATCCATCGTTCGGTGTTGTGACACTCAAGACCTACAAATTCAGCTCGAAGATCGTTGCTGTTCCGTATGAACTGCTGCAAGACTCCAATGCTGACATTGAAGGTTTCATTGCCCGTCGCTTGGGCGAGCGTCTTGCCCGCATCCAGAACACCATGTTCACCACTGGTAACGGTTCCACACAGCCCAACGGCGTTGTAACTGCTTCCGCTGCTGGCAAGGTGGGTTCAACCGGGCAAACCACCACTGTGATTGTGGATGACTTGATCGACTTGGTTCACGCGATAGACCCAGCCTATCGCGTTGGCCCTGTTCGTTTCATGATGAACGATGCCACGTTGAAGGTCATTCGCAAACTGAAAGACACGGCAGGTCGCCCCATTTTCATGCCCGGTTATGACGGCTTGGGCGGTGCAATGGGCGACCAGGTTCTCGGTTATGGCGTGACCATCAACCAGGATATGGCAGTGCCCGCAGCTAACGCCAAGTCCATCCTGTTCGGTGACTTCAGCCGCTACACCATCCGCGACGTGATGGGGATGACCTTATTCCGCTTTGAAGACAGTGCTTATGCCAAGCTGGGCCAGGTTGGCTTCTTGGCATGGATGCGCTCGGGCGGACAGTTGACCGACGCTGGCCAGTGCATCAAGTCCTACGCACACAGCGCAACCTGATCGGTTGATGTTCAAGCCCCTGCCAAAAGCGGGGGCTTTTTAGATCACCTGGAGAAACACACATGGCAACACGAAAAAAGCAAGAAGCGGTCGAGGTCGATGGGCTTGCCGAAGGCAATGTCGATGGGCTTGCTCTGGTCGATATTCCGTCCATTGGTGCAAAGTGTGGCGAATGGGTTTCATTGCCAGCAGAGCAGGCATCCGCCCTTGAATCCTCTGGCGAATTTGACCCCAAAGCACAAAAGCCTGAATGATGATTGCCCGTCGCACAACCCAGCCAGCAGAAGAGCCAATCACGCTCGCAGAGGCAAAGGTGCATCTTCGCGTTGATCACTCAGACGAAGATTCCTACATCACCGGACTTATCACCGCTGCACGGTTGATGTGCGAACATCGCACATGGCGAACACTGATAACAAGCGGGTGGACGGCCAAGGCTGATGATTTTGCATCGGTGCTCGAGCTTCCATTTCCACCCCTTGTATCCGTCACCAGCGTGTCTTACGTGGATGTGTACGGCGACACGCAAGTGATCGACCCATCGGCCTACCGTGTTGACGAATACAGCGAACCGCCTCGCATCGTGCCAGTCACTGAATGGCCTATTGCTGATGATCGCATCAACAGCGTGACCGTTGTTTACACGGCTGGCTATGGTGGCGCAAGTTCTGTACCCACACCATTGAAGCAATGGATGCTGCTTGCCATTGGGGACATGTACGAAAAACGCACCGCTTCCGACAAGGCAGCAAGCGCGGCAATCAATGCAACCGTCTCGCACAGTTTTGTGGATGGGTTGCTGTCTGCTTACAAAATCATGCCCGTATGAACCCAGGACAACTCAACCGACGCTGCCAACTGCAAGACAAATCGTCAGGCGTTGATTCCATTGGACAGCCGTTGAACACATGGACAAACGTTGCAACATTCTGGGGAAACATCAAATCGGCCAGCGGGTACGAAACGGCAAAATCAGACAAAGTGACCGAGGTCCGCCGTGTCAGTATTCGCACGCGATACATTTTGGGCAGGATGGCAACAGCCGGGATGCGTGTTGTCTCCAACGGCATCAATTACAATATTGAAGCAGTGTTGCCTGATGAAATGGGCCGTGAATATGTTGACCTGGTCTGCGAGGTCATAAACTGATGGCACGGCGACCAGCTCCGAAAGGTGCAAACACCATTCAATTTTCCATGGACACAAGCGGTTTAGATCGCTTGCTTGGGGAATGGGGGGAAACGCTGACGCAATCAGCGCCAGCCATTGCAGCAGCCGGGGCCAAAGTGGTGTACGACGAGGTTCACAAAAATGTGGACTCGATGGGCACCAAAACGGGCAACCTCAAGAAGTCAATCTATCGCAAACTTTCCGAGGAAAAGAGCGACCGGGCAAAAGGCAAAATTGTTTATAACGTAAGTTGGAATTACAAAAAAGCCCCACACGGTCGATTGCTTGAATGGGGCTGGTGGCAGCGGTATCAGGTATACGTCGGTCTTGATGGAAAGTGGTACACCAAAATCAAGCCAGGCGTAAAGGGCAAGGTCAAGAAGCCCGGAAAGAACGCCACACAGGCACAGCGTGATGCGTACTATGTCCCGATGAAAGGTGGCCCACGCTATCGCCAAGGCTACGCCTTCATTCGACGCGCACAGTCCTCATTCCCCCGCGCTTTACAAGCCATGGAAACAGAGATCATCAAACGCATTGG